ATCTGAGCGAACTGGCCGATATCCCCAAGCCGAAAAAGGTGATCGAGGAAGGCCTGTTGCGCGCTACACACGCTACTCCCAATCTCTTCATGGTGTTTGAAGGCACTGGTGGTGGAAACACCGGCTGGTTGGCCGAGACGTGGCGTGCAGCGAAGGAAGACTTCCCCAAAGGGCTTCATGATCTTTGCCCCGTATTTATTCCTTGGGCGATGGCGACGGATCTTTACCCGGAAGAAGCATGGATTCGTCAGTTCCCAGTTCCAGAAGACTTTTACAAAAAGCGTATGGAAGTCACGCGCAAGCATGTGATTCGCGCGGAATCCTACATTCGCAATACGCCGTTTTTGTCACGCATTGCAGGAAGAGATTGGCGGATGCCGCTGGAGCAGCAGTGGTTCTGGGAGTTCAATTACGCCAAATCCTGCAAAAACCATAGCCAGAAGATTTGGCTTGCGCAGATGCCAGCTGACGACTATGAAGCGCTGACAGGTGTGCATGACAGCGTGTTTGATGTGGAAACGATTCAGGACATCGAAGATCACATCTACGAAGTACAGGGTGGCACCAAGGAAAGGAAGAATCCGGTGCAGGCCTATGCCATCACCGGCGATTCCATCGACGATGGTTTTGAGCCACTAGAGCAATTGATTGATTACGACAAAGCACATATCCGCGTGACATGGAAATCGGATCGCGGCCAGCGCTACGACTGGGTTTTGGTCCCGTTGCTTCCGATCGACGAAGATGTGGAACTGGAAACCTTCGACAAGCTGCTGGTATATGAAGAACCCAACCCTGGATACACCTACAGTTGCGGCATTGATACGGCCGATGGACTGGGCAAAGAAGACGAAGATCGAACCTGCGTATCGGTGACGCGCAATCGCTTTGGGGATGAGTACGATTACCAGGTGGCTGAGCTGGTATCGAACCGAATCAACTCTGCACAAGTTGTCGGATTTGCAGCTTGCATCGCTGCCTGGTATGGCGAAAATGCAAAAGATCCGCGTGGCGTGAAATTTTGCGTGGAGCAGATCGGAAGACCTGGCGATACATGCCAGCACCAGTTGAAGCTGATGGGCTTCCATTGGCATCACGTGCCACGTCGCTACGACAGCAAGAAGATCAAAGATGATTCGGGTAAAAAACAGGGCTGGTATTCCAACGTATGGAGCGTGCCGATCTTGATGACGCGCTTTACGGAAGCTGTGAACGGCGGCTGGTATCGCCCGACATCCAGATGGCTGATTGAAGAGTTGAAAACGCTGGAACGGCATGCAGCAGCCGGCAGAATTTCCAAGTTGGAGCATCGCAGCGGTCAACATGATGATCGCGTGCGTGCGGCGGCGCAATCTTTCTTCACCGCGCATGATTTCGACATTCTTGCGGATAGATCGCAAAAGCGCTATGCATTGCCAACGGAAAAAGCCCCGCCGTTAAGCAAAGCGGTGTGCTCTTCCAACATGGTGTCTGTGGGAGGACTCGATTGAACGCACAACTGACAACCAAAATTGTGTTTTGGCACGATGGGACTCGCGGCGAAATTCGCATGGGACTCCCTGAACATTTTCCGGCACCAGATGGTTTCGAAAAGATTGTCTGTAACACTGCGCATGAAGCGGAAATTTGGTCGGAACGGATGCGCCAGTGGGAAGCCTACAAGTACCAGATGGAAGATGAACAGCGGGAGATGATCGAAGGACCAATCCGCGACAACTTGCGCAGCTACATGCGGCACCAGATGGCAAATGCACGAAATAATTTGAACCGCGATTTTTTACGCCAGCACTTGGAATCTTATGGAGCGCGGCCAGACAAAACACGGATGCGACGCGAAAGCTATCTGCACGCAGAAGCGTATGAGAAAGGAAGATAGGTTACGCATAACTTACGCTATGTGAAATTAGCGTAGACGTGTAGGCGAAATTTGCCTACTATGCGCAATAGCTCAATAACTCACCGAGGAGGAAATGAGCAATGCGTGGAACTGGAAACTGTAGAGTGGCAATGCCCAAAGTTTGAATCCTCGCCGAGTTCGCGTGCTGGATGGGTCGAGGAACAAATCGAAGAAGGTGAAGGGTTTCTTGAAGGGCAGACATGCTACAAGAACCTGGGCACGAATATGCGCATTTTCGATGCCATCTTCAGAGATAAGTCGCGGTCAACCCTTGTCACCAATGAGCTGAAATACGACATCCGCAAGTTCTGCGAAACTCTTTCCGAAGTGCGCGAAATTGCCGGATATGGGTCGGACATCCCTGCATATAAGCAAATGTCGGAGATGCTGACCAAAGTATCGAAGAGCATCTATCTGGAATCCGATTTTCCTTTCCAGATTTTGAAAGTTTTGCAGTATGCCAGCGTTACCGGTATTGGTTATCTGTGGCCTAAGGTGCGTGCGGACGAATACGGTTATGGCGAACGCAAGATGGTGTTCGATGCGTTGGGCTTGCTGGACGTAGTCCCTGTCCAGATTCCTCGTAGCAACGATGTGCAGGATGCTTACGCCGTCACAGTCTACGATTACATGCCGATCGCCGAAGCTCATGGCCGTTTCCCGCTTTTCCAGGGACAACTGCAGACGGTTGGACCACGCAGTTACAAAACACAGGTTCAAGCGCGGCGGATGGATTACGCCGAGCGCTTCCGCTATGGTGGCCCAAACCGGAGTTTTGGCAACCTTTATTGCGAGATTCGCTACACGTTTGTTCGCGACCTGCGAATCAACAGTACCGGTTATGAATTGCCAATGGGCGATGTTGGTACCAGTTGGTTCTACAAAGTTCCCTATGTTGGCCAAATGATTTTTGGCGGCATGCGTAACGGTCTGGCGTACATGCGACCGGCGACGGTGGAAGATTGCCGCGTGTATCCGAATCTGCGGCTCATCATTACTTCCAATGGACTCGATCGGCCCATGTACGACGGACCGAGCTTTGATTGGGATGGCAAGATCCCGGTGATTCAGTACACCGTGGATGATTGGGCATGGGAGCCTCTGGGACGTTCTTTGGTAGGTGATGTGGCATCGATTGAAACAACGACGCGCAAAATCGAGCGCAAGATGGACGACGTAATCACGATTACGTTGAACCCACCGATCGGTTATGACCACACAGCCACGGGTGGCGCAAAGATTGAGCATTTTGACATCTTTGAGCAGGACGTGCGCTACGGCGTAGACGGCAAGCCGAGAGACATTCTTCAGTCGATTCTTCCCGAGGAAGTTCGTGTTAGCTCGGAGCATTTTACGTTTTTGAAGTACCTGAAGGAGTGCAAGCAGTCGCAGCTGGGGCTGACGGATCTTGGCAATCTTCAGAACATGAAGATGAACATTGCCAACGACACGGCCGACAAGATGCTGGAGTCCATTGGCCCGATTGCAAAGGGGATTGCGGCGCGTATTGAAAAAGGCAACAAGGCGGTTGGCTACCGCATGAAATTCCTGATTCTGCAATGGTTCAACGTCAAGAGAATCATGGAGTATGTGGGGCCAGACAGCATTGCCCGGGAGATTTTTGACTTTAATCCAGACGATCTGGTTCCGAGTCATATGCCCGACGAGATGATCAACGGCAATTTTCCCGAAGAACCATCGCATTACAACCAATTGACGCGGGCGCGCTGGTTTGCCAAGCAGATTCGGCTGGTATCGGTGCCAAGCACTTTGTTGAAGGTAACTCAGATGCAACGACAGTTGATGATGCTGCAACTGAAACGTGGCGGTGCTCCAATTTCTTGGTCGACTGTGATGAAGAACCTCGATATTCCCAACTATGGCGAGGTGCAGGGAAATACCGAGCACGAGAAATGGTTCAACGAAGAGCTGGAATCGCAAAAGCTGAAAATTCTTGCGGCTGCTGCGGCACAGCAATTTATGAAGCAGCTCGGAATTCAGCCACCAGAAGAAGGTGGCGGTGGCAAGGGTGGCGGTAAAGGCGGTGGCGGCGGCAAGGGCGCTGGTGGCGGTCGGCCATCAAGTGGAGGAAAGCCGCCCAAGATCAAGCAAAAGGGCGCACAAGGTGGAGAACCGCGCACGGTAGTAAGCGAAAGCTAAGGAGAAGACATGGCAGTCCAAATCAAGGTTCAAAAAGACTACTATCTGACCGAAGTAAGCGTCGAATTACCTGCCGATATTCAGCAGACCGACGAGTTACTCCAGGCTACAAGAACAACCGGAAAGATGGTCGTTCAGTATAACCAGGGTTCTGTGCAGGGAGTAAATCTCGAACAGCGCACTAAGATTTCTGATGCACAAGCGGAAGAAATTCGTAAGATTCTGGATGTGGACGAAACGATTTTGTAAAAATAACACTTGACGCGAAAAAGAATTCGGCTTATAGCTCTAACAGAATCTTTTGAGCGGCATGCCCCCCCTCCTTGGGGAATCAGCAATGGCTCAAGACCAGAAATGGCCTTGGGCCATTTCCATTTTGCATCCAAGGAGGAAAACACCATGGCAAAACATCGCAAGGCTAGTGCAGTGAAGGCGAGTCACCTGAAGAAGGGCCGTAAGGGTCGTGGCCGCAAGGGTCGCGGCAAGCGCAGCGCCATCAAGGCGTAGTTACCTTTTCCCCAACGGTAGCTACGCTGCCGTTGGGGAATCTCGCTCAAGGAGATTCCAGTAATGGCTACAAGTCCCCAACCAATGCCGCAGGACCAAGGACAAGGCGCAGGTGCACCGCCTCCCGATCAAGGAGCTGGTGCTCAGCCGCAAGGCGCACCTGACCAAAATGCCCCGCAGCAAGGTGCTCCTTCGCAGGCTCCTGCCAATCCACTTCAGATGTTGCTTGCACGTTGGTATCAGACAGCCAAGCAAATGGCTGCCTCCGATCCGCGTCTTGCCTCTGGTGCAGAAAAGATTTCGCAGGGAATTCAAGAGATGCAAACGGCTTTGGTAAGTCCGCCACAGCCAACACCGATGGGTCAGCAACCGCAATACTAACGCTTCGGGAGAACATGTGACATGCCGACAGTAAACGAAATTTTGAAACAATCCGGATTGAACGACGAGCAGATCGCTGCACTCGATGCAAAGGCAATTACTGCATTCACCGGAGTCCTGACTACTGCGGAACAGGAACGGAAGACTGCTCAGGAATCTGCTGCCAAGGCTCAAGAATCTGCCGCCAAGGCAGAACAAGAACGCCAGGTTGCACAGCAGGCTACCGAAAAAGCTGAACAGGATCGGAAGGCTGCGGCAGAAGCAAAAGAAGCGGCCGAAGTTGCTCAGCGTTCCAACGCAGAGTTCTATGACAAAGAAATTGCGCCGGCATTGAACAATTGGGGAACCGAAAAGGCGAATTTGGAAGCGCAAGCCGCTTTCTATCGCGCACAGAATGAAGCTGCGCGCGCTGCCGGATTTGTTCCGACTGAAGCGCCGAATTACAAGCCACAGGAAGCACAGTCAGTCACCCCACAGCGCGATGCACAAGGTCGCTATGTGGCTGGTGCGCAGGGTGGCACGCCTGGTAGCCCGACGTTCACGATGGAAGCCATCGATCAGCGCTTGGGCGCCGGAATCAGCAACGTTGGCTGGGCCATGCAGGAATATCAGAGATTGAGCGGTGGACAGTTCCTTCCCGATTCCTTTGACAAGCTCTCAGAAGAAGCCAGCAACTCTCGGTTGCCGTTCCGCGATTACGTGGCGCGGAAATACGACTTTGCCGGCAAGCAGGCTGAGATTCAGCGCAAGGCGCAGGAAGAGCACGACGCAAAGGTTCGGCTGGAAGCTTCGGCACCTTTTGAAGCAAAGCTGAAGGAAGCGGAAGAAGCGCGGCAGAAGGCGATTGAAGAAACTGATCGCAAGTGGGCCGAGAAGATTGGCTCGAATCCGGATGTACGGATTGCGCAGCCTTCTCGCTTTGCCGATGTGGCGCGCGCAGTGAAGGCCAACGAGCGTCCCGATCCGTTGAGCTTGAATGAAGGGCAGCGCCGACAGGCAACATCGCAGGCAATTCGGCAGGAAATTTCAGAGACTACGGCTGCATAGAGTTTTCGGTTTTGGACGTAAGATCGATTGAGATACATGCCCCCCGCAAGGGAACAAGCAATGGCTCAAGACCAGAAATGGCTCTTGGGCCATTGCCATTTCTGGGAGAAGAAAACGACATGAATATTCGCAAAGACAAACCGGGACTCGATGCCACAAAGGCTCCAACAGCCTTGGATGTTGCTTGGGCTGCAGGAATTTATGAAGGCGAAGGAAGCTGCGTAGCAAGCGGAAGAAAAGGAAAATCTTTCTCCGTCACAGTTTCGCAAAAAGATCCTGAGCTGCTTTATCGGATGCGGGAATTTTTTGGCGGTGGAATCCGACTCTACTACGTCGGCAAACAGGGCAGATTCGAAATCTACCATTGGGTGATTTGCGGTGATCGTGCCCGTGCGTTTCTTGGAACGATTTACCCGTTTCTTACTGCGCGCCGTAAAGCGCAGATTGATTCAACCTCGGTAAGAACTTTTCTGGACTATGCAAGCGATTTGCTTGTGTTGAACAACGCAGATGGTCCATCCGACCGGTATCAAGCTCTTCGCGCGAGAATGCAACGCTTTGTTGGCGAACGCCGCATCAAAAGCGCCGCAAAACTCGTGAAGTATCGCGATACCTATTACCAACAGAAATCTCAAGATCCGGCGTGGATGGAGAAACGTCGGCTCGCAACCCAGCAGTGGAGAAAAACTCGAAAGGAGCAGCGCCAGGTGCCGGCACAAAAGATCGTAGCCATCGCCTAAGCTGAAACCATCATGCCAACAGATCCCCTTTATAATGAGATAGATGCGAGCAACCTCGAAAGCGTCCGCAAGAATGTTGTGTTCAACAACTTGTTCGTGGACACTCCTTTCCAGGCGAAGCTCCGCAGAGCCGGCGTGTGGGATGAATTCCTCGGCGGCGCTGGCATGATGGAAGGTATTCTCTACGGGCGCACGCAGGGCGCTGCAGTGAATCCCGGCCAGACTGTCACCGTGACTCGCCAGCAGATCAACACCGGCATCAAGTTCCTGCCGAAGGCGTATGCCACTTGGTATCCGCTGGACGATTGGGAGATGGATGACGGTTCCGGCACCGGTGGTGTGATTAACTCCGGTCCGTCGAAGATTGTCGACGAATACCAGCTCTACATGGAAGCCATGGTGATGACCATGAACACCATGCAGGAGATGGATTCGTTCCGCCACGGCCAAGCTTCTGCTGCGACGATTCAGGACAATCGCATCAAGACCATCAATGGTCTGGATGAAGCGCTGAATAACGGCATCGATCCGTCCGTGTATGGCAACATCTACGCGAACTA